TTTATGCCTTGGCTTGTGCTTTTGCCTCCTCTTTTTGTGTCTTGGCTTGTGCTTTTGCCTGTTCTTTTTGTGCCTTGGCTTGTGCTTTTGCCTGTTCTTTTTGTGCCTTGGCTTGTGCTTTTGCCTGTTCTTTTTGTGCTTTTGCCTGTTCTTTTTGTGCCTTGGCTTCTGCTTTTACCTGTTCTTTTTGTGCCTTGGCTTGTGCTTTTGCCTGCTCTTTTTGTGCTTTTGATTGTGCTTTTGCCTGCTCTTTTTGTGCTTTTGCCTGCTCTTTTTGTGCTTTTGCTTGTGCTTTTGCTTGTGCTTTTGCCTGCTCTTTTTGTGCTTTTGCTTGTGCTTTTGCCTGCTCTTTTTGTGCTTTTGCTTGTGCTTTTGCCTGCTCTTTTTGTGCATTGGCTTGTACCTTGGCCTGCTCTTTTAATTTGGAATGAATACGATATATTTTTATTTTTAGAGTACTATATAACGAAGATAATCTGTATTGATGTTTGTCCATATAATCATTAAAATGTCTTTGGTCAGCGTTATTTGGAAATTCAAACCTAATTTCACTCAACCGTTGCATCATAACGTCAATTTTTGTCAATGTTTCTGCAAGGGTATTGTCGATTATAAAATTTCGTGGAGTATCAGAGTCATTGAATAATGTATTAATCAATGGATTAAGTGATGTTTTTTTAACATTGTTTAGTTTTTTGGGATCCATATGCATCTCTGTACTAACAAATCCAATAAAACTAAAACTGGTGTTTCTTGCAGATGTATATTTAATTATGTCAAATATACTGGCAACATTTAGTTTTAAACTACCAGTGTTACTAAACGGCTGTTCTCTATTGAAATTATCAAACGTTTGGAGTATCTGTGATATAAAAGGATGCAATACGAAGCCAGAGACATGGCTGACATGTTTTTTCTTATTACGCAACTTGCCTTTACAGTGCCTGTGAAGGATATTAATAAAAGGTTCAAAGAATACACTGTCATTCGTCTCAGAAGGCTTAACGTAAGTATTTATTGTAGTTGAAATGAAGTTGTTTAGAAGGTCATATATGCTATTAAGTGAGTTATCGTGAGAGATTGAGTGGATAAATTCGGTGTCGTGTTCTGGGTCTATTATTACAGATAGTGTATGTTTCCATTCAGTCATGAATGTACGAGGTATTTTATTAAAAGGTTGACCACAACCAATAGTAAATGGATATTTTTCTTCACGGGTAAGAAAGGAAAGGATTATGTGTCGTAACTCAATTGGTAATGTATTATAAAAGGAAGAAAAGGTATATTTAGTGAGAGTCATTTGTTTTTCAAAGTATTGTATTTTTTAATGCGGTAATTTGTATTGAGTATGAGTGTACGGAAAGAATTCATTTCAATTTTTACAAGAAGATACATAATATCAAATATTCAAATTTGTAAAATTGAATGAATATAAAGGTATTATATATTTGTATATTAAATAATACATTGTAGATGAGTATCCAGATAATCGTAGTTGATAAAACGGGGGTATTGAAAGAACAGAAAGTTAAATGGAGTGGGATAGAAACTTTATATAAAAAGGCTGGGTTTAAATCAGACAATGGATTTAAACAACATACAAACTGGGAAATAACAGTAGAAAATAAACCATATAATATTGAAGTATATGGAAAAACAAATGGTCGCGCCGGTCAAGAAAATAAATATGATTTTCCACCACCTATTGATAAAGAACTATTCTTTGGAAATGTTATTATAATAAATAGAATTCAAGACGAAGTAGTTTCATTGAATATGAATGAATGGGGTAAAATTTATAATAAATTATTTGGCGGTTTTGAAGACATCAATGTAGTGGATAGTTCAGAAAGTGAGGATGAACAACTGGATTTACCGAAAACTAAATCCGGATACTATAAAGATGGGTTCATAGTAGACAGTGATGATGGTAACGATATAACAAATGATAGTGAAAGTGAAAGTGATAGTTCATACGAAAAACCATCAAAAAAAACAAATAAAACTACAAAAACTACAAAAACTACAAAAACTACAAAAACTACAAAAACTACAAAAACTAAAGAACCCGAAAATAAAGTAACCAAATCAAATAATAGTTCATTTGACAAGTTAATTGAGTCAGCAAATGAACTATGTAAAGAAGATTATATTTGATCTGGTCATTACGTTTTACCTTTTGCATCTTTATAGATTTCACGATTTTTATTGTATTTTTGTTTCAAAACGTGATTTTAGATTACCACGGACGTAAAAGTGTATACACCTTTGAAAATGTAAATATGTAAAATTGAATTAGACATTAAATGGAATACAATGACATAATTATTCACGATTTATGAAATATACTGTTACGTCTCCATCAACATTCCGTTCCAGGATGGCAAATAAATTTAAAACAATATTTCCCGACGAAAATGACTGTACAAATATAGAAAAAGCCATATTTAACTATGCAATTGAAGAATCTACAAGAAGGAAAGTAATAAAAAAATGGGAAAACGAAAATTTTGTATCCATTTATATTACTCGATATCGTAGTATTTTCATAAATTTGAAAAATAAAGATTTTGTTAATCTAATCAAGTCAAATGATATTGCTATACACGCGCTTGAAAAAATCACTCATTACGAAATGTATCCAGAACACTGGAAAGAATTAATTGATAAAAAGAGAATACGAGAAAGAAATGACCGTAATAATGAACAATTATGTGCATCTACAGACATGTTTACGTGTAATAAATGTAAATCAAAAAAATGTACATATTATGAACTACAGACACGTAGTGCAGATGAACCTGCAACTATATTCGTGACATGCCTTAATTGTGGTAAAAATTGGAGGTCATAAATAAGTGTAGGTGTATAAGTAAAAAAAAATACAATAAAACTATTTTTATTGTATTTACACTACTCTATTCGGTGTAAACCATAAAATTTGATCTAAATAATCTCAAGGTCTTGTAATTTCCAATATTCACATCCTCCATTAGGGAGAGGACGTTTTACAATGAATGGTATTTTTTTTTCTTCGTATTCTTTTAATGCAATTAAATAACTGTCAATTACATTCGGGTCAACCTTAACCATAGGTTGTGCACCAGTATCTAACTGACTTGCCCTTTCGCCTAATATTTTTGCTCGTTCATATCTTGTAATGAATGGTACAGTTAGATGTAATGGGTCAATAATAATTCCATCTTTATTACGTGATACCTTAGTTAGCGATTTTACTTCTTCATAGTTATGTTGTAATAAATCAGGATGATACGATTGTAATAAGTTATTATGTAAAACTTCATCTATTTTTTGTAAATAATTTTCGTCGGGTTCTTCGTCATCACTCAATTCATTAATTAAGTCCGTGCCAATAATATTGCTTTCTGGAATAGGAGAAATAAGTTCATTATTATCTATATTATCTACGTCATCTAATTCATCAATATCTACGTCATCTAATTCATCATTATCTGCATCATCTAATTCATCAATATCTACATCATCTAATTCATCATTATCTTCTGGTGGGGGTGGAACACTATCGTCGTCACTATCTCCGTATATTTCTTCTTCTTCATTTTGTGTAGGGTCTTTGTTAAGGGTAGAAAGGTTGATATCATCAGTTAGTTTGTCAACATTCATTATATAATAGTTATAGAATTTAGTTCTCTAAATACTTAGGCGATTGTTATATTTCAATTTTATGAGTTGTTTTTCCATTTTGTATCACATTCATTACAAATGTATAAATAGTGCATGTTTTCGTCATCGTATCTAATACATATTACTTCCAATGGACCTTTATATTCCGATTTGTTTGAATTACAAATTTTATTTGGACATATTACATTGTAAACACGAGGTAATGTAGGGTCGTGTTTAGTGTATGGATTAACAATATGACCTATCTGATCCTTATTTGTAAAGTCATTTCTTAATAAGCATACCCCTTCTTGTTGGATAGTATTATCACGGTCACCGCAATATCTACAGTAATACTCTAATTCATTCTCATTATCATCCTTAATAGTGATATAATACATGTTATCACATTTCTTGCAGAAGTTCATTGCGACTATTTGTATATAATATATATGATTATTGTTTTTTATACTATATTCATTCAATTTTTTATGGATTATGATATTCTGAATAAATATATTTGTAAAAGGGGTTAAAATTGAACCCCCCAATATCTCTATATCTTATAATCATACGATGAAAACCGAAAAAATTGAAGGGGTTGGTTTAGGAAATAATAATAATATATCACAATATTCTATCTCAAGGGATATGTCGAACCCTAACGCGTCATCAAGTAAAGGAAAGATAACTACATTAAAGGGGTTCCTTCTATCACATCGTGCTAAAGATGGCGAGGAAGTAACTCATACGCGTATAGGTGACAGTAAAAGCAATATATATGGAGGTAAATATAATATCCCCGACAATGAGTTACACGACTTCTTTGAAATATACAAAAGAGACGTTATAGATAAAAAACAAAAAGAATACTTAACGGAACGACAAAAAGAAAAAGGGCCTATCGCGATAGACTTAGACTTTCATTATGATTATGAAATTGATGAACGCCAACATGGAGCAACACATATATTTGACATGGTGGAAGACATATGTAATAAATTAAAACGTATATTTTGCTTCGTAGGCACAGAACCATTTAGTGTGTATATTTTTGAAAAACCCGACGTTAACCAAGTAAAAGATAAGAAGATTACAAAAGATGGCATTCATATCTTAATTGACTTATCAGTTGATAAAATAGTAAGTAATTATTTACGAAGTCAGATGTTAAATTCATTCCCAAGTATATTAGGATCACTTCCTATAAATAACGATGATGGATGGGAAGGCGTTATTGACAACTCGGTCATGTCACGTTCAACCGGATGGCAATTATATGGTAGTAGAAAGCCTAACCATAAAGCCTATTCTATTAGTTATATGTATAGATTCCAATACGATGAAGATGATGAAGAGTTCTCAATAGAAAAGGTGGACACTACTGAATTTTCAAAAAATATCGATTTAATGAAATTGTCTGTTCGTAATACAAAATGTCAGGAATTGCAGTATTTATCATCGTTTATTCCTGAGTATGAGCAGTTAAAAAAGAGTAATGTTCGTAGTTGTACAAGTTCAACCTCACAATCTCTACACACTAATACAATACAATCATTGTCATCTATATCTTCATTTAGTTTCAATACATATGAATTATCCAGAATTACTTCAAAAGAACAGTTAGA